AACCCATCATAGTGTTAAGCTCACCTGCGACAAGTGCTTTGATGTTTTGGAAATCACCACTGATTGCTCTTTCATCACCAAGTAGACCTGCGAGATTATTCGCATGAATAACTGCGTGTCTGTCGATTGGCGGAACATTAGCTGCATCAAGAGCTTTCTTAGCTGCAATGATTTTACCAATATTCAAGTCAGAAGCTGCGGCTGAACCAGAAGTTACAACTGTATTCGCAATCGTAGTTCCTGGAGTGGCTGCTTCCATTACATCGATTATTATTTGATCTTCTCTTCTAGCAATAGCTTTACCTACAACTTGAGCCAATTCTTGTCTCTCATCGAAGTTTACTTTTGCTTGGTCGAAAATATCGCTATATTCAGCAGCTATGTAATCTGTCATAGTCGCTGTCACTGATCCGAATGAAGTGTTTAACGGAACAACATCTGTTTGTGGTGTTCTAACTTGAGATACACCTTTCCCGATAGTTGGGAATTTTACAGTTGAACCATTAACATTAGTTCTCATTCGTACAGCATTTCTTAGTACTGCTTCACCCTGGTAGGCTTGTTTTACTTCAGCCTCAAAGAGAGTGATAAATGCAGTTGATAGTCCTGTACTCATTTGTACTCCTTATAAAAGTTAAATATAAAAAACTAATCGCCTATCGGTTATTGAAAAAATTCAGCCTTGGCTACAAGATTACGCTCTTGCAACGACTCATTTCTGAGTAGCCAAACTTGCCCTAGATTAGGGTTGTAAGTTAATACTTTATTTATAACTTTTTTTTAGATTATTTTCAAGTCGAACTTTTTCCGTAGTAAACTACAGGATTTTTATATTCAACAAGCCTTCGCTTTTTATTGGGAAACCGAGACCCCCTACAATCTCGTAGAGGGATTATATGTTTCGGCTTTTCTTCTTTCATTCACCTTTTAGCTCGGTTGTAAGAACGAGATACCACTTTGAGATTTGATGATTTATTGTTTTGTGGATTGCCATCTTTATGGTCAATGTCCTTTCCATCACCTTTTCTAACTAATCCTTTTTTCATCAATAACCTACGATTCTTATTCCTCTTAACTCTATCTTTTTTTTGTTGCGAAGAGGATTGGAATTTTTGGTATTCATTCTTATAGTTTCTCATCTTTTGTCGTAATACTCCACAAACTTACGTTCTACATCTTTACGGAATCTTTCATCAGTTCCATATCGAGGATCGGCAACTAAGGATTTTAATTCTTCCTCATCCATTCGCTGACCTTCCACTGTAGCAGTCGGTATCTCACGCTCTCCCATCATGCCTCTAAATTTATTGAGAAGTCTCTGACCAGAAGCTGTGCCTCCCCATACTTCAAGTTCATTGTAATCATCCTCAGATAACATACCCTTGTTTACTAACCCTCTACCCCACTTGACGTTAGAGTTAATAATATTATCGGCATTCTCACCAAGTTTAGTTTTTTCTTCTTTAATATGTATCTCTTCATCCTGTTGAGCTTGCATACCCATTTCAGCAATCTTACCTGCTAATTCATCAAAGGCATCTTGAGGCACGTTGTTATTTTTAGACCACTCCTTAAAAGTGTCAACCACAGGATCATCCTCCGCAAAGCCAAGTTCCTTGATATTGTCTAAGCTATATTCTTTAGGAGCTTTACCATTACCAGAGTGAAATCTCTTTTCTAGTTCTCCGTATGCTTTGGCTAAACCTTCAACGTCTGGACCATCCTTCTCATGCCAGAATTTTTCTGGAAATGTTTCTGGTCTCGTAAACTCAAGGTTTTCTAAATCCTCTCCGTCATAGATATCTTCTTGTTTGCCTGTAGGCATTCCATCCTCAACCACTTCTTCTGCTTGTTGTTCTGCATCAGCCATCAAGCCTTTTGACTCTTCTGGTTGTGGTGTCGGTTGTTCTTCTTCTTGTTTTACTTCTTCATTTTCGATCATAATTAGCCCTCCTTATTCTGGTTATTATTTCTCTTATAATCGTATTCTGACCATCTCTATAATATCCGAAGCTATTATCATACCCAGGTGTCCAAGTCGGAGTGTCGAGGTATGTGTCTTTGAGATGTATCAGTAATTTTTTCCCATCTTGTGATGAAAAAACTCGTTGATATAATTTATCCAAGTCAGTAGGTTCTATCTTTTGATGTGGGTTAGGTGTCGCATCTAAGCCTTCCCAACCTGGACTATTTATATTTTTTTGTTCTTCGTTTGTTACTTTCATTTTTTTTTGCCCTCCATAGCTGTGGATCATATCCATTATAATTAAAATTCATTACTGTTCTTCCTGTGGTGGTGGTGCTTGCTGAGTTTGTTGCTGTTGAGCCATCATCTGAGCTTGCTCCGCCATAACTTGTTGCATCTGCATTCTCTCTTCGTAAGTAGTTCTAATGTCTGCAGGGATTCCCATAGCATCCGCTATGTAGTCGGCAATTTGTTCTACCTTAATAGTCATCTGACCTGTTGGTCCTAATGAACTAGCTATCTGTGCATATTGCATTACTTGATTTACTTTCGTCATATTGCTCGCCATAGCAAGTTCACCAATCGGCTGTACCTTAACTTGTAGTCCGTTTACCTTCAGTGGTAATTGGATAATACCAAGTTGATCCATAACTTCTAGAGTTCTTCTTACTACAGGGTACATAGTCTCATTAATCAATCGACCAAACGCAGCTCCTAAGTTTTGCGATAGTTGTTTCATTCTCTCGGCAACCTCAAGTGCAGTTCGAGCTGACATAGTATCTGGTGGCAAAGATTCGTCTAACATAATTTTCTTAATATTCATCCGTAAGTCATTCGCAACAATCTGAGATAACTGAGGATCACCACTTCTCGGCAATGGCTGTAAGTCAGCTCCTCTAGGACCTCCGTTAGAGTTAACAGGTATGATCGCACCAGGAACTAGGTTTATTGCTCCAGGATTCAAAACTCCAGAATCTACTGCGGTGTAGACTCCTGCAATAGTTAGTGAAGCATTTTTAAGTGTAAGTTCTAATACTCTGTTCAATGTTTTAATATCTGGTAAGGCAGTAAGTACAGGTCCTCGACCATATCTTTCGTTAGCAGCTTTCATGTAACGTGCTACCACCCAAGGAAATGATTTTAACTCTCTATAAACAAGCTCATGCTTTCCATTATAATCAACAATCTGATAATGATATTTACCTGTATCCTTGTCGTAGTAGGTACCCTCGATCAGCTCAACCATCTCGCTTTCTCGACCTTGATAACTGTTCTTCATATCCTGTGGTATTTTTACATCTGGAAATTCTTGATCTAATACTCCGTAAGGTTTTTTCATTCTTCTATAGACTTTATCAACAGTGCCGAATGGACCTTCCTCAAAGGTAACTAAGAATGTCGGTACAGCAGTGTAACGAATCGGAGTCACTTCATCTCCAGGTTGGATCAGCATTATTGCACTGCCAATGGCAAGTTCAAGAAGAAATTCGCCCATAGCCTGGTCAAAATTAGATTGTCGCATTACATCGAACATTCTATTGTTATAGCCATCTAAAATCTGTTGCGTTTCTATTTGCCTTTCTTTTGGTATCTCAGCACCAGGCACTAAACGACACCACTGAGTAGCAGGTGGGAACAATCCACTCTGCAATCTATTCGCAAATTTTTGCGTACTATCTATAGCGGTAGAGTCAAACACTCTCGCCATCTTATCTTGACCTGGTGTATTGGATTCGTAGTACCCATCGTAGAGATTCCTCATGGGCAGGGCATACCTGTATGCGTCTTCGTAAATTGATCGCCAATTGTCCTTATGACTATTACTTAAATCGTATTTTCTTTTTAATTGTTGTGCGTTTAATTTTGCCATTATGTCCTCTTAGCTTTCATTAGTGAACGTCTTTTAACTCTCAGATTTGCTCTTCCTGTTGGTATGTTACTTGATCCTACAGATCGAACTTGATTTGTACGAATTTTATTTTGACCATCTTCTTCTATACCTGTATTAATTTTAGCAAAACCTTTTTTAACCATAAGATAGAGAAGAGTGCCAAATGGTGGACGACTATATAAATCACTTAAAACTTTTTTTTTTCGTTGTTCTGCGTTGTATTCTGCCATTATGCCTTCTTATGTTTGTTAGCAAAGTTACGAGCTGACTCTTCGTTCCTAAAACCCCATGCTCGTAGGGCTAAGGCTTTTCTGGTTGGTGTTCCGTCTGGTTTTTTCATAGGACCTTTCATTCCTGCAAAGCGAGCTGCGAAACTAACACGTCTCGGATTAACTCCCTTCTTAACAGGTGGTTTTAGATTAGCTCCCTCTTTTCTCTTGAAGAAATCTCTGCCTGCTTGAGTCAGACCACCTTTAGGATTTTTGTGTTTTTTTAGCATACTT